ATGGTGTCTCTGCTTGTGTGCTGTCATCCTACGTTTAAGATTATAGGTCATGCCTATGTATCTTTCTTTCGGTAGGTAGTATATCATGTACTTAGTCTTGTATTTAGGGTGGTATCCCTCCTTGTCAAAGAACTTCTTACACTCCTTACAGTATCTCTGTCTCCCAGACTTTCTTGAGCGGTCTACGTGGAAGCTGTCTAATGTTTTTTCTTTATGGCAAGAACTACACTTCTGATGCTTCATCCGCTGCACTTTGAATTAGTTCTAGCTCGTGTCTGATCTTAGCCAGGAACTTTTGTCTGATAGACTTAATTTCTTCTGGTGTCACCTTTGGATCACCCTCTGGAGTATGAACAGATTCATAGAGTTCATCCAGCAACTCGTGAGAGTTTAGGCATGCGAGATTGTACATCTCACTTAGTTTTTCTGGTTTCATTGTTTAGGATTTCTATTATTTCATCTACTTGTTTCTGATTCTTAGGTATGAACAATCTGTAGTCTGCCATACCCGTCCTCATAAGAAATTCCATGAAAATCTTCCACCTAAGTGGGAATGAATCGTTCGCACGAACAAACCCCTTAGTTTCAATGATTACCTTTTCTTTATGGATGACAAAGTCTGGCTTGTACGATATGGGTAATATCTTCTTGCCTGTTGCATCAATTAGTTTTTTACTCTTAGGAGTTGACTTATAATACGAAGAGGGGTATGTAAACCCCTCCATGATTATAAACCTTTCCTCGTAATTAAATTTGTAGCCGTTTTTATCTAGAGTACTTCCGCAGTAGTACTCTAAATTATTCTTGTATATACCTAAATCTTTTTTCTTTTTAGCCACGTTTTAATTTAAACAAAAACAAAACGACAACCAAAAAGATATTAAAATTATATCAACAAGTTATCAGAACCGAAATCAATGTATACTTCTTCTCCTTTCATCTGATCAAAAATAGAGTCGAACAGCTTCTTCCCAGAGAAAGTGTAGAATCCTGTTTGAGTCTGATTCATCATCAACCTCATTGGTTCATCGTATGGAGTGGGCTGACCTCCTGTCTCTGTCTCACGTATTTTTCTTACGTGCCATTCAACAGTTCTACGCATATCGTACTCGGGATGCTGAATTTTTCTATGAAACGTGAAAAAATTATCAGAGCGGTTGATGAACTTACCGCCTCCTTCAGTCTGCTCTGCAAAGGGTGCTATCGATAGTCCGTCTGGGCCTTTCATTCTTTGTGCCTCAGTTACAGCGTGAGTGTTTAACCATACGGCTATATTCTTTCTGTTAGAGTATGTAAGGAATTCAGATGCTGCTTCGTAGTGATATTCGTGAGTTCCTACGTTTCTGTTGTTGGTCATCTCGATTTTCAAAGCGTTGTATGGATCGATAAAGAATCCGTCAACCTTTTGCTGAGACATGACCTTGTCGCAAAACAATACTAAGTCTACATAACTATAAACATCCTTGTTGCTTATCACGGTGAAGTGTTTGTTCACCCATTTGTAAGCAATTTTCCTTTGGTCGTATGTCATCTGTTTGATGTCCATGTCTCCCGCCATTTGCATGAGCTTCATTTTTACCGATGCTGTTTTGTTCTCTGCGGTGTAGACTACCCACTTCCAATCGTGTCTTATTGCGGAGTTTACCATCAGGTACAGAGCGAATGTTGTCTTACCGATGTTTGAGTGTCCATTAATGATTGTGAAGTCTTTTTTGTATAGATAGTACTTGTCTAGTTCGTCTAGCCCCGTAGTCAACCCCACCTGGATTTTACCATCAGCGAAGTCTGATATCCATTTCATGTCATCGTCATCCGAGGAGACAAAAGACATATCCATTTTCTTTATCTCTAGTTCACGCTCAATCTTCTCCTCTTCATTCATGAGGTCTCGTATAGGCATGGACTTACCATTCATGATTCCGTCACGTATGGTCTTCTCATCATCGTAATGTGCATCGACATGTCTTCTGCGATTCTCCCTCTTGAGAACTCTGACAGCCTCCTCCTCTTCTATACGACCTGCTCCAATGTAACCACCACACAGAACTGATGCTCTTAATAATGTCTCGTGTCTTTGTCCTTCAGGTGCGTTTCTTACCATGCGGGCCGCAAGGTTGAGCTTCATGTAGTCTGTGTACTCCCCCTCCTGTATGACCACCTCTTGCTTCTCTTGCTTCTGTTCAGACTGAAATGCAGTGAAGGTCTTAGAGTCGTGATCTATACATATCTCAGGATCGTAAGACTCGAAACATGCTCTCGACTCATTGATCCCAGACGAGTCTACTTCCAGACCGTAAGACTTATCGAAGTAGGTCTCTATCGCTCTGAAGTGGTCACGATGTCTTTCTGGATGAGATATACGTATAAGTGCTTTCAATCCGTCTCCACTTGGAGACACCCAAACAGCATAAACATAATCATCCATGCATAGCACAGCCTTTGTATGGTCCACCTCAACGTGGTCAAAGTCTACTACCACAAAGGATGAATGGTCAATAATCCCATCATCGTTACGCTCTCTGAATATACCCGAGAACAACACAATTGGAAGTTCCTTCTTCTGAGACTTATCTCCAGCGCGGAGCAAGTTTATTCTCTCAAGGTTCTTACCTCCTGTTCGTATTCTGTCTAGTGCTGTCTCAAGAAGTATATAACTTGGCTCATCTTTCGTGTTATATACCTTTGGATAGATTGTTACCTTGGTCTCTCTCATTTAATTTAATTTATGTGCGGTTCTGAAAATACCCTTGACTTGCTAAGATTTCGTTTTGCCAATCCTGAAGGGTGGGTTCTTCTTCTTCAAGTGCAATCTTAAGCAAAATTAAGTACCCAATCAAATCTTTTACATTGTCTTCTCCGTATCCCTTGAAACCTTGGGTCTTTATACGCATAAGTTTGTCGTCAATTCGACTAGCAAGATTCTCAACAGCGTTACCTCTTGCAAATATATTAGCAGGGTTTAGTGCTGAGTCTCCGTAACTCTTATTCTTTTCTATAAGCAGGTCTATTACTTCCTGTCCTACTTGTCTAATCTTCTTTTGACTCGTAGTCTCTGAAGAATTGATCATCGATCCATAGTGGTGTTTTTGCTCCGACATATGCGTTAAATGTATTATATTCTAAGTGTTCAATTGCAGCCATTTCATCCATACCCTCTTCTAAGAGTATCTCGATGCATCTTTGTTTTGAGTAGCAGACCCTCGGCTCTTCGCCTGTATCTTCTATACCGATGATTGCATCATCGAAACCATCCGCGATAAGTAGGTCTCCCCCATACCATATGCTCGCTTCATGAATATCAAACTTCATATTAAAATTGATTAAGTTGTTTTTGTTCTATAGCGTAAACCTTGCCCTTGCCTAGGTCAACTATGTTAGACTGTTGTTTTAATGTTTTTGCTGAGGCGAACCCCCTGAATGAATATGTAGGGAATGTACCTACCATCAAGGCATACATATCTACCTTGTCGTTCTTCCAAGTAGCGCATATTAATTTGCCATTCTCATATGAGGTAGTCTTGACATCTACTTGATATCCCCTGTAAGTGCAGTCACCAATATCATCTAATTGTGTGACAACCTTAGAGTCCATGTCGGGATAGACATTAAACATTTTACAAAATGCCATCTCTCCAGATATTCCTTCTAAGTCTGTAAACTCGTTAGACTGATCACCTTTCTTGGCGTTATAGACTCCCGCTGCTCTTGAGGACTCGTATCTTTCTTTCGCTATCTTTTTAGCGATTTCTTGTTCACCCTTGTTCAGTGTGACTGTGTGGCCAATTGGAATCATAGTCTATTCTTTTTCTTTTCTTTTATCCAAAGTAATAGAAAGACTAGGGTAATCAAAGGATGTATCACGACAAATATCAAAACATTTGCCAAGTAGTATCCAAACCCGTATTCGCCAGGACTCCCTCCTATCACTTGAAGTGTGTATACGCAGTACATAAACACATCGGTTACAAACTCTCTCATATATTAAATTATTTATCGTACCTGTCGAGTCTTTTCTTTATACTCTTGTACGCCTTATACTCTCTCCTAATCATGTAGCATATAGGCACTAACATGATCAATATAAACAGACTAGTCATTCTCGATTCCATTGTTGCTGAGGTCTCGCTCGTTCAACATAATGATTGCTTTGTCGTAATCTGTGGTAAGCGTGTTGCCTACTTTCCAATATAGGATTGGTTTCATCTCTCTTTGGTTTTAAATGTGTCAAGCATCTTGTGCAGTTTACTTGACATAATGTTCTATTAAAGACACAAAACCCTATCGTTCTGTATCATTGTAAGGTTATATGCTTTTGCACATGAATTGATGCATAACGCCCATTTTTATATGCTATTGCATATCGTAAGGTTATAGCCTTACCGAAATCAAATCTCGTGAGGTTATAGCCTTACTTTGTGTACCACTTTGGTACGCATCAAGGCAAGTCTTCCTCAGTTACACGAATAACAATCTCATCCTTACCTC